TGGCGAAGATGATGAGTTGATGAATATTATCAACAACCTATCAATCGAAGATAAGGCTGCTGTAACAAAGTATGCTAAGAGCATGGCAGATGGTAATGATGACACAATGCCTCAAGACCCAAATGCAATGCCAATGGAATCCAAAGTGAATTATAAAGGAATCATTGATGAAGTTATAAATGATGTTTTGGATAACAAAGAAGGTACAAAGAGACCAGAAAAAAATATGCCATCACAATATAAACATATGGATAATCCATTCAAATCTCCATATTAATAAAACAAAGGGATACTCGAATGTATCCCTTTTTTGTTTTCTGTAGATATTTATAATAAAATTTTTTTAATTATGAAAATATTAGTTAAAAGAAATAATGGACTTAAGAACCTTGGAGAAGGTAAAATCTATTCAAAAAGTCAGCTAAGACTTAACGAATTCAATAATGGCGTTCAAGCTAATATTGGTACTGCTAATGGTATCCAACAAGCACAGTTGAAGGCAAAACAGTTGATGAACCAAAACGCTGGAGTTAATTCTGCTGCCATTGAAGCTGGTAAGGCTGATGGTCAAAATGACCAACAAAACGGTGAGGGATTGGAATTAAAGATTCCAGTAAATGCAAATGGACAACAACTTGCACAAGCTCAGAATATGGTCAAGAACCAATCTACTGACGATGCACAGATTACATTCACCAAACCACAAGATTCTTCATCTCCTAACAACGGCATGAGTGAATCTAGAATAATGGAAATGAGAAAGAATTCAATCCCATTTTCAAAAGAAGAGTTAAATAGTTTTCTAAATAGCTTATAATGAGAAAGATATATCTTAAAGAGAGTTCTATTTCTAAGGTTTTGAATAAGAGATTGTTACCTCAGTTCCTATTCAAGATGGTTAAAACCCATACAACATCATTGGGGGATAATAGCATGTACCCTAGTGATGATGAATATCCATTTGACTATGTTTTACTTAAAACTAGATATAATGAGGTATGTGATGCAATGGAAGAACTTAACCTAGGAAATCTTAATGAGGATGAACTAGTATCTGAATTGAGTAAATTAGTTAAGGAATGTAAGGAATTGGAAAAACCAATTAGGGATAGCCTAGAAAGAATCTGTGAGAATTCCGTCAATAGATTGTTTGCAATACCAAGTGAAATGATAAACTTCAAATGCAAATTGGTTGATTCAATTAAATTCAGAAAGGCTATAAGATTGAGACCAGAAAATGATGAGGATATCAAATATACATTTAATGATGTGGATGATATAGAATTCTCAAAGAAAGCTGTAGAAAAAAGAAGATTCATAAACTCCTTAATCCAAGGAGCATCCTATCTATATGCAAATATTATGGGATTGTATATAGAGGATATTGATAAAATTAACGGAAACCTAATTCCATTATATAGGAAAATAACAATTATTAATGACTATCTCCTTTTCACCAAACAAGAGGAAATGACAGATGATAAACCTATGCAAGGCTCATATGTTGAAACACATTTGGGAAATGGAGACGAAAGAACGACAATCACAGCACAAGGTATAATATTCCCACTACTTCTTCAAGAAACAATAAGGGGAATGTTCGAACTATTTTCAGCTCACGGTCTTCCAAAAGATATAAATAAGGCAAAATATATCATCAAAAAGGCAGATTTTGTATTGGCAGAACCTTGGGACTTGAGACTCGGTGTGGGACTTTGGAAGAAAATATTCGGCAAAATACAAGATACAAATATGATTCCATATATGTTCACAAGCCTAATAAAACTTCCAACAGAAGAATTTAACTCAGCCGTAAAGGAAATCCTTTCATCAACAGCAAAAGGAGATGAAATAATAAACAACCTTATCCAAAATGCTGAATATGATAACGGATACCAACAATTCCAAAATAGAATAAATGCGAAGAATCTTGATAAATCATTAATAAAAGATTCATATTTTAATGGAGCTGAAACCAATGGATATGAAATCGATGATGAAACCAATCAAGGTGATGTCATTGAAGAAGATGGAGAAGATGTGAATCAATTTATGCAAATTCTTTCAAACGCCACAGTAGAGAATATTGATTTCATAGAAGGTGATGAAAACGAATATGGTGAAGAAGTCTTCCTATCCGTAAATGGAATGCAAATTCCAAAAGAAATGGTCAACCTAACATTCAGACCAATATATAAACGCTTCCCAAAAGGAAAAATACAACTCTTGAATATTGACATAATCCTTAACCCAATAACTAGAGGGCAAGGTCTTGGAACAAAAATATATGCAAAGGCTGTAAAAGAATTTGGAGCAATATGCAGCAGATTCTCTACAAGACATAATGATAATGGCATAAGAGGAATATTCAGCAAACTTAATGGATTCGGAGACATTAAAGCATTCGAGGATTCGTATCAAAATATCGAAGGAGAAACAATAAGCGACTATTACGCAATATTAAAGACAGAATTGGAAAATTATATGTGATATCAAAAGAGCAATCAATAATGGTTGCTCTTTTTTGTTTTATCTAGATATTTATATAAATTTCCCTGTATTTTTCTCGGAAATTTAATATTTTTTATATATCTTTGCAAAATAATAGAATATTAAAGTTATGAAAAGATTAACAACAGAACAGTTTATAGAACGTGCGAAGAAGATTCATGGGGATAAATATGATTATTCAAAGACTGATTTAGGACATCGTGATGAAAAACATAGGGTATGTATAATATGCCCAAAGCATGGAGAATTTTGGCAAACGCCTGATAATCATTTAAAAGGCAAAGGATGTAAGTTGTGTTTGGGGAGAGTTCATGACACTGAATCATTTATTGAAAAGGCACGTAGGATACATGGCAACAGATATGATTATTCTATGGTTAAATATGTTGGCGATGGCATTGATGTTTCTATTATATGTCCAATTCATGGCGAATTCAAAATGACACCTAGCAATCATTTACATAAAGTAAGACCACAAAATTGTCCAAAATGCTCTCATCGAAGTTATAAGTACACTAAGGAAGAATTTATAGAAGCAGCAAGAAAAATACATGGAGATAAATATGATTATTCTAAGGTGATTTATCAAAGTAACAAAACACCTGTAACTATAATTTGCCCTATACATGGAGAATTTCCGCAAACGCCAGTAGACCATTTGAAGAATAAATCAGGATGTCCACATTGTAATGAAAGCAAACTAGAAAAGTATATTGCAAGTGTGTTATTAGATAAAAGTATAGATTTTCAAAGGCAAAAACGATTTAAATGGTTAGGAAGATTAAGTCTAGATTTTTATTTGCCACAATATAGCATTGCAATTGAATGTCAAGGAGAGCAACATTTTATGGAACATCATTTTTTTGATGCTAAAGATTCTTATGAAAATAGGATTAAAAGAGATACTATTAAAAGAAAACTTTGTAAAGAACATAATGTTAGGTTATTGTACTATGCAGATAAACAATATGGGGATAACATAATAATTGATGAAAATAAGCTATTAGAAGAGATTAAGAGAAATGGTATATGATATTAAAGAACTTCAATGTGATTATGCATTATGCTATAGTGATAAAAGTAGGGTAACATTTATTGAGAAGTATTTGAGCACATTCAATGCAATTAAGGGAAAGAAAACACAATTCCATTGTTTCCCAAGACAGAGAGCATTTTTAAAAGCACTAGCAGAGAACAGAAATGTTGTTGCCATTAAACCAAGACAGTGTGGTATCACAACACTATCTAGCGCATGGGTAACAGCACAATGCGTCTTTGCATCAAAGGATTCTCCAGAGACAGTGCTTTGTATCGCAAATAAATTGGAACAAGCTCAAGAGATCATAATTAAAATTCGTGACTTCCTTGAGCAAGTTCCTCGATGGATGTGGGGAAGTGAATATTTCAGTCCAGACCCCAATTCAGAAAAGAACCTTAAGTCAATCTTCCTTAAGGATGCAAAGGGCGAACTGAAATTATTCAATGGTTGCCGTATTATTGCTCGTGCTTCTGGTCCTAATGCTAGTAGAGGTATCTCAGCCGTTTCGTGTTTAATCCTTGATGAGGCAGCATTCATCGAGGAAGGAGTGGCAGCATTTACAACAGCCGCAGCAACAATGGCTTCAAACCCAAATGCAAAGACAGTTATGGTATCTACACCGAATGGTATGGATGCTCTATACTATAATACATATCGGCAAGCACTAGCTCATGAGAATAACTTTGTTGCAGTTCAATTTCGTTGGTATCAAGACCCTCGTTTCAATCCAT